ATAACATCAAGACCTTCAAACTTCACATTGACTTCATCTCTAATAATTAATTTCGCAACTTTAGACATAACACTATAATAACTTATTTGAAATAAAAATGCAAGAGTTTACTTGAAATTGTAATTGATTTGGCCTCTAACATCCACTGGTAAATCTTTGTAATAACCTCTTTTGTGTATTAACAAAATAATTTGTTTTAATCTATCAGTATATTGTTCACCCAACTCACTCCAAGCAATTAAAAATCTAGAAAGTGTTGTTGCATTTGTATATCCATACATTTTAATTTCCCAAGATCTTGCTTTTCTAAATTCATCATAAGCAGGATGATTGTTTAATATTTGTATGTAATCTTGTATACAAGCACACATAGATTTGTATTTACGAACACCCCAATTTGCATCTGGTCTTCCTTTGGCTTTCATATGTGGAATTTTATCTAAATCCCAAGTTCTAATACCAAAAAAGTTATTTCCTTCTTTTGCAAATCTTGATTGTCCCCAAGCACTTTCATAGGCCGCCATGGCCACAATTAGATCAAATGGAACTTGACGTTCCAACGGATATCGATTGTAATCAGCATACAAACCTTCAACACATCTAAAAATTTTTTCAACAAAATCTTTATTGTCTTCAATTGGAGTACTGTTAAACCCAATTTGTCCAACTTGATCACTAGATCCAGCAAGTGTTGTTGGATATAACATAGTTGCTGGTGTGCTGAGTAAAATCAACATTAATAATATTTTAAATTTCTTCATCATATTACTCTTGTTACTATAGCATATTTAGTTGTTTTGTCAAGATTTTTTTGGCTAAATAATTGTATGAAAATCAATGATCTTATAGGTGAATGGAAGGGTAAAGTACCCAGTTCTGTGTGTAAAAGTGATAAAAAACTTGGTGCTTCAGATGAGGCCAGTTGTAGATCACAAGGTTTACGTGCTAGAGATAGTGGTAAAAAGCATGGTGGCAAAACCTTAAGAGGTAAAAAAGTACGTGGCCAAAAATATGGCGGACCTCTTAAAGATTATTCTTAGATTTATTTTTTAACTTATACAATTCTTCATTAAGTTCTTTTACTCTTTTATACAAAGAATATTTTTCCTTAACTTCATCTTGTATAGTTCTTTTTAATTGTTGGATCTGATCTTCTTTTGCAAGTAATGACCTACGCATTTGTTCCATAGGATCTTCTTCATGATTTTTCCAACCATATTGATTTGTTTTATCTTGAGTTTTTGCTGTATAGTTCGGCATCATCTAATCCTGCTACTCTTAATTTAACAATGTTGTTGATTTGAAATTGCTTGGCATCAATTGCTTTTAATAAGCCAAGATACTTATTACGTACAAGAGCGAACTCATTAATAAGTTGACTCATAGTAACAACTTCATCTTCACCATCAATATACTTTTCAGCATCTCTTGATGTTAAAGCTCTTTGGTATGCTTCTAAGAATTTTTTATAATGTCTTGCTCTTGTTCTACGTAATTCTATATTAAGATGTTCTAGTATGGCTTCAATTTCTTGTAACTGATTAAATCTATGTTCAACTACACCAGGTATCTGTGAAGCATTACGTTCAATATTTCCTTTAAGTCCTGCTTCAACCCTAGCTTCGTCTAACTCTTTCATATAGTGATCAATACAATCAGGCAATTTGCCTAAATCTTTTGAAACTAAACCATACCAGTTAATCATTAATAATCCTCATCATCATTATAAGGATCTTCTTCTTCCATTTCGCCAAATACCTCTTTGTATGCATCATGCAAATGTGTTGACGAAGAAAATACTTCTCTCCAATCTTGTTCATCTGCACCATATTCATCTATGATGTTTACATAGGCTATGGCCGCATCAAGTCTATCTTTTGCAGGGATATAATTTTTAAGTTTGCCCCATGCTTCAATCAAAACTTGTATGTCTTCTGTCATATCTTTATGCCTCCGCTTCAGCAGTTTCTTCTGCTGATTCTTCAGATTTGACTGTATCCCATTCTGCCATTATAAGATCAAGATTTTCACCTGTCCAATCTTTTCTATAATGTTTGTGTTCTTTGCCAAATCTATCAACATATTTAAGTCTGTTGCCGTCTTTGACCAACAATCCTTTTTTCTCACAAAGATCAACTAAACCACTGTATGGATCCATTCCTGCTTCGTATGGAATTTTTACCTGTACTGATTCAAATGGCTTATTGAATCTTGTTTTCATTACTTTAACTGCTGATCTAATACCAGTAACATTTGATATTTTGTTTCCAGCTTCATCTTCTTTTAGTTTTAGTTTTTTCATAGCAACAACAACTGAACTTGCATATACAAATCCTTGTCCGCCACTAATTTTATCATCTGGATCAAACATATCTTGTGATGCGTATGTGTGATTAGTTGCTACTAATCCTAAGTTTAACTCAGCAAACATATTAACACAATTTCTAATAAGTGCTGTAAGTGCCTTAGGCTTTCTACCCATATCACCTTTTAAGTCACCCTTATCAAACTGATCTCTATCAGTTGGAGTCAACAACATACCTAGTGAATCAATTACAAACATAACTTTTGGTCTTTCGCTAGCCTCTAACGAACCATAGTCGTTTCTATAATTTGTTACAAATTCAGAAATAGTTTTTGCTACATCATCGATCATTGCAACATTAATACGCATTAATTTTTCTGGTGATGTATCTACTTCAAGTGCTTGTAACCAATTTTCATCCAATGCATTTTCTGAATCAAACACAATACAAAATATGCCTTGATCCTGTGCATTTTTGATAATGTTACCTGATGCAATCAAACTTTTACCAGAACCTGATTCACCTGCTAACATGGTTACACGACCTAATGGAACACCTTTGTTAAAATCGCCACTAATCAAATAGTTTAGTGTGTAATTACCTGTTGATATCCATGTATCTGGATCTGAATCAAAACCTGTAGAAATACCACCAATACTTTTTGTTATTGACTTTCTAAATTTACTTACGTCAAATGGTCTTACCATAACTTCTCCTTATCTGTAATAGTGCATGATTTCTCATGCACCACTACTATACTATATTTTACTTGTTTTGTCTAGCTCTAATCATAGCCAAAATATCATCTGCTGATGCTTTTGACTTGTCTTCAGTTGCTGTTGCTGTTGCAGTAGCAGTTGCCACTTCTGGCTGTGCCGCTGGTGCTTCTACTTTTGTTTCTACAACAGGTGTTTCTACTTTTGCTTCTGCCTGTGGAGCAGGAGTTGGCGTAGCTGTCGCTGTTGTTGTTGCAGTTGTAGTTGCTGATGCATTTGAACTTGGTGATGATGCCATGCCAGCTGGTCTGTAATACTGACCAAATCTGCTTTCATCATATAATTCACCATCAACTGATGCTTTGAACATTTCTGCGATTATTTTTACTTCTTCCGCAGAAGGTTTCTTAGGAAGATAATCACCTAAATTGTGTAACCCATGAGAGTCAATTGCTGATCTTTCACTATCACTTATTGATCTTTCTTTGAAAGACCAAGTTGAAGTTGAATAATCTGCATAACCACCTTTTTGAGTTTTGGTTAATTTAAAATCCCTACCTTTATCAATATCAGTTGGCAGATCTTCCATGTCTGGATTCATCAATGCTGATCTAATAATGTTAAAGATTGACGGATTAATTACAAAACGTCTAATTGGATTCTCTGGTGTTGAATCTTCTTCAAGTGGAGAGTTAACAACAAAACCTTGGAAAATGTATGAACGTTTTTTCCAATATTTTCTACCCATGTCCTCTAGACTTGGATCTTTAAACCATGGACGAATTTCACTTAATACTGGACATGGTTCTCCCCACATCTCCATACAAGGAACTTGTACTGTAGTTGGTTTTGCTTCAGACTGACCTTTGATACCAGCAAATGGTAATCTAATCATTTGTCTTTCAACCCAAAAGAAAGTATTGTTTGGATCTTTGTCTGATAAAAATCTTAGTGTTGCTGTTGTGCCTTCAGGAATATTCCAGAACGGATAAATTGCGTTGTCGCCTCCTGAACTATTTGGTGAACGTTTTACTTCTTGTTCTTGAAGTTTTGCTCTTATTTCTGCTAAAGTTGCCATAATGTTTTCTCCTATATTAGCCTATGTTAGCCTGTGTTTGCCTAAATTAAATAATGTTTTATTTAACATTATCTACTAGTATATTTATTCTTTTTGGATTTGTCAAGAGGTTTTTTGAAGAAAAAGAACCATAGTATAGAAACCTTAGGTTCTTTTTGTTGGGAGGTGTTTACTAAAGACCTGCTAGGTCTTTAATTCTTTGAATATTTTGATCTTCTGCTTGTTCGTTAACTTCGTAACCTGCGTTGTCTAATGCATCAACAACAGCACTCTTTGGACTCATTGTGTGAATGTTAACACCGCCTTGCATCATTTCGTTTGGTTCACATGATGCTTTGATGCCACCTTTTGCAAGATCATATTCCATATCTTTGCAATCTTTTTCTGAAATGCCTCTGTCCATATCAAAATCGCCGTCAACTTTAATTGTATGCATGTATGGTTCTGCTTGTCCACCGTAGCCACTTGCTTCATTTCTTGCGTTTTCTAATTCATCTGCAATTTTGTTTAACCAAGTTGGTTCTGATGGGTGTCTATCACCATCTGAAACATCTGCGTAACCAATACCATCTGCTTCTTTTCTTAACATTGCAATAATTTCTTCTTTTGATTTACCTGCATACATACTGTTAGGATCTTTAATATCGCTCATTACTGAATCTTTGTATTCTTCGTAGTCATGCAAATCAGCAAATCTTTCTGCATCTAAATCTGCTTGAGTCATTGGCTCTTCTTTCATGCCTTTTTCTTTTGCTTCAGCATCTAATTCTGCTTT